CTACAGGCTGCTCGTAGAGATGCAGATAAGTACAGATGGTTATCTAAGTATAGTTATCGCTCTCGTTTGGAGGATGCTGCGTTAGGTAAGCTAGAGATAAGTCTTGAAGCTAAATTAGGACGAACAACAATATCAGAGGACGCAGACATAAAGGACTTGTTTGATGACTTTGTTAAAATAAAACCACGACTGAAAGAAGCTGGTAAAGATATAGATAAGAAAGTAACTAAGCGAGCTGAAGCACGGAAGAAGAAAGAGGTTACTGAACAGCAGAAAGCTGAGAAACTAAAGAAAGCTTTTCAAACTAAGATAGGTAAACTACAGAAAGAACTAGATGATCTACGTAAACGTTTTGGTGATGATATAGCACTTGAAGAAGCACAGGCTAAAGTTAAAAAGAAGAAACCAAAAGACCCACGGATCGTAGACTTAGAAGATCGTATTCGTTTCTACAAAGAAGCAGAAGCTGAAGTTGGAAAGATTGAACAATTAGAGGCAAACTTAGCAAGACTAGCAGACATCGAAGGACGTAGTGTTATCTCTGAATTAAGAAAAGAAGTAGCACCAAAACCTACAGGACCAACTAAGCCCAGCAAAGTACAAGAACTACAAAAGAAAATATCTGATTCTAAGAAACGGATGAAACAAAAGCTTGCTGACTTAGACAGAGTTGTAGCGAAAGAGGCTAAAGAAAAGCAGAACAGAAATCTGTACAACGATATGGAACAAGCTTTCTTTGCAGCGTTAGAATCGGATGCAGCTACAAAAGGAACTAAGTTCATAAGAGGTGTTAAGCAAGCTAGACAGATGGCTCTAATTGACCAACTACCTTCTGTGTTTGCTGGTGTCCCTACTGGTATTGGTGCAGGGTTCAAGCAGTTCTTTAGGATACCAGCAGCTTGGTTATCTAATTTACCACAAGGTATGTCTGTTGCTAATAAAATGTTTCACATTGAAGCATCCGCTGCATTTAAAATGCTGACGGACTTAAACGGACTAGGAGAAGCTTTACGTCGTACCTTTGCTGAAAATATAAGTGCTACTGACAGAAGGGCGGGACGACTAGCAGATGAGATTAGTACAGTAGGTTTACCTAGAGGAGAACACGCTTTGATAGCCAAGGCAGCAAGAGACGCTAAAAGAAGAGCAGAAGCTGTTGATAACGTATCTAATTCGTTAGCATCGTTTGTATTGAACGGTAAGTTTCACGAAATACTTTCACTAGGTGTACGAGGTATTCAGTCAGTTGATGAGCTATTTAAAAGACAGATAGTTAAGTCTCGTATATATTCTGAATCGAATAAGAAAGCATTACTTGAATTTCCTAACGATCCTGCGAAACAAAAACAACGAGCTGAGGAGTTATACAAGTCAGCTTGGGTGGACAGCGACGGACTAGAAGTACTTAACGATACTCACCAGTTTATGGATGAGGTTAATCAGGTGCGTGAAGAACTGCTGTTCGCTAGTAACACTGACGACTTACAGGATGTTTATGTCAACAGTTCTGAGAAACTTATAAACGCACTAAAAGATTTAAGCAATGACGACGGTTTAATGGGTTTCGCTATTAATGCTTTCCTACCTTACATCGGTGTTCCTATACGAGCAGTGTACCGAGGAGCTAGATTAGTAGCAGCACCCGCGAAACGTGCGTTAGGTTTACTTGAGGTTTCACCTTTTGAATTACCAAAACGCATAGGAGAACAAGCAAATCCATACAATAAGATTATAAGAAACATCGAACTAGAGATGGATGTTGTTACTAAGCAGTTAGCTAAACCTGAGTTAGACGACGCTGCTAAAGCTAGTTTTCGTGATGAGTTTAATTTGTTAGATGAACGATTAAAGACTGCTCAAGTTAGACGTGCTAAGTACAACAACGAACTACTGACAGACGGTTTAATAGGAGCTACTATAGCTGGTATAGGTTATGCATACGCACAAAGCGGTGCAGTCACTGGTTCACTTGCGTGGTTAACGGATGACCAACGTAAAAAATCAGGACTAGAATCTTTTAAGGCTTTTGGTAGTGACTACTCAGCTGCTTTGCCTTGGTCTTTTCCTTTGGCTTTGTACGCTGATTTAGGTGCATTCTATAGGATTAAAGACATAGAAGAAGAAAAAGGAATAAAAATACTAACCAAGGATCAAAACGTATTTTCAGTGCTTAAACAATCCTTCATACAGCTTTCAAAAGCAATGCCACTAGCTGAAGGTGTAAAGAACTTTGAAGAGATTGTCGGAGGAGAAGGAGAAGTTCTTACATCAGCGTTTTCACGTTTAGTAGCTAGTTATGTTCCTATACCAGCTCAAGCCAGAAAAATAGTACAAGCATACGAAGCTGAGGGTGATGCGTCTGTAGCTGACCTACGTGGTGGTACTTTCTATGAGCGTATGATGTATTCTGTTTTAGGTGTAGCTCCTACTAATAAAAAGACAGACTTACTAGGTAATGATTTAATATCTAATAAGACAGCAATTACGGAAGCTATTGTAAGACAAGCACCTAGAAGAAAGAAAAGCCTGACTGATTTTGAGAAGATAGTAGCAACAGATACACACGGTAATATTAGACGTAAACCTGCTACTTTGTATCCCGGTATCCGTATGACTGAGTTTAGGAACTCCGACGGCATGACATTGTCTTACGCTTTTGATCGCAGACTGAGGGACACACAAGTAAGAATTAAAGGTAAGAAGCAGTACATAGAAGACGCTGTATTTGATTTAATTAACAGCAACAGATGGTTGAAGAAATTTGATAAAGGTTTTGTTGCTAGTGAAACTAATCCTGATGTACTTGTAAATGAAGGACTAAAAGATTTGGATGGTTTACTACAAAAGTTTTATAAACAAACACAAAAAGATATGTTAAAAGATACAGAAGTTTTGGATGATTTTATAAACAGAGATGATGTATCTTTATACGATATAATGGAAAACTTAGAAATGAAAGCAGACGAAGGTGGGCAACCCATCTCGATATTAGAAGTACTTTCTGCTGACTAAGTGCTTGAACTCCTCACTCAATAAGTAATAATATAATATCATGTCAACACCAGCAACCTACGTAGACTACAACAACGTCTCAGCCTCCGACATTACGGCAGGTTTTATCGTGACGTTCCCGTTCCTTGAAGAAATCCACATAACAGTAGAAGTAAACGGTAGTTTGTTGGCTCGTGAATACTTTACAATATCTACTACATCAGGAGTTACCCGTGTGTTTCCTAGCAGTAATGTTAATGCTGGTGACAATGTAAGAGTACGTCGTAAGAGTCAACCTGATTTAAACCTTGTAGACTTTGAGAACGGATCGGTACTTACTGAGAGTGAACTGGATAGAGCGTACCAACACAACCGTTTCTTAAACGAAGAGATCAGTGAGCTTAACGATTCATCTCTACAAAGGGTACAAGGTAGTCAGGACTTTTCTGCACAAGATCAAAACTTAAAAGACTTAGCTGATCCTGTAGACCCTCAAGACGCTACCACTAAAAGTTTTGTAGATACTGAGATAGATAACGAGGAAGCTGCTAGGATTGCTGCCATAAATGCAGAAGAGACAGCGAGGATTGCAGCTATTAGTGCAGAAGAAACGGCTCGGATTGCAGGTGATGCCTTAAAGGTTAATAAAGCTGGTGACTCAATGACAGGGTCGTTAGCAATGGGAACCAATAAGATTACAGGACTAGGTTCTCCAACAGCCAACACAGATGCTGCTAACAAGTCTTATGTAGACGCTCGTTCCTTGACTGATTTTGACGGGTCGAAAGTATCAGGTGCTGTTGATGTTAATGGTAATATTGTTAGTGGTGTTTCTACTCCTTCGGGTGCTACTGATGCAGCTAATAAGTCCTATGTTGATTCAGCTCTAGCAAGTGTAACAACAGGCACAAGTAGTCCTCCTAGTTTTAGTAAGTTCACGGGAGACGGAAGTGAGACAGACTTTGCTTTGACTTTTACAGCTAATGTTACAGCGTCTACAGCTATGCTTGTAACAATTGACGGAGAAGTTCAAGACCCTGATGACTACACTATTATAGGTGCTAGTAATTTAATACGCTTTGACACACCACCCACTAATCTATCTGAGATACTTGTCATTGAAAGAGGATACAAAGTAGCTATAACAGATATACCCACTGATTACGATTACGGTAGCATAGTTGGTGACCCAGTAACAGCATTTTACAGCTACGGAGGAATTGCATAAATGAGTATTCAAGTACAACTTAGACAAGGAACGGCAGCTGAAAACTCAGCTTTTACAGGTGCAGAAGGAGAGCTAGTATACACTACGGATACGAAGAAACTTTTTGTACACGACGGTAGCACACTTGGAGGACTTGAGGTAGGAGCTGTAACGGGTATTGCAGATGACTCTGTTACTTTTGCAAAGATAGAAGAGATACCTGCTAATACAATATTAGGTAATAATACTGGTGGTTCTTCTGATATATTAGAGTTAAGTGTAGCACAAACTCAGTCGTTGTTAAACGTAGCTAACGGTGCTACCGCTAATAGTAGTGATGCGACTTTACTAGCTAGAGCCAACCACACAGGAACACAAACGTTAGCCACTATAAGTGATGCGGGTACGGCTGCTGCTGCTAATACAGGAGATTTTGCTGCTGCTTCCCACACTCACACTGCTGCTAATATTACTGACTTTGATACAGAAGTAGCTAACAACACTGCTGTCACTGCTAACACGGCAAAAGTAACAAACGCTACGCACACTGGTGACGTAACAGGATCAACTGCACTTACTATAGCTAACGGTGTAGTAGACTCAGACAAATTATCAACAACATTAGACTTTGGATCAATCGCATAACCACAACTAATCATGTCAAACATAGAAGTAAAACTTAGAAGAGGAACAGAGGAAGAGCACGACACCACTAACGGTGGTTTTACAGGTGCTGAAGGAGAAGTAACAGTAGATACTACAAACAATACACTTAGGGTACACGATAATAGTACAGCAGGTGGGCATGAATTGCGAAAGAAGTCCGACGCTCAGTTTGGTAGTAGTTTGTTTGTTACTAATTTAGGAGGTAGCGCTCGTATAGAAGTAGGAGGGTCTTCAGGTGCTTATGTTGATTTGAAAAGTCCTGATTCTGATGATCGAGATGGACGAATACAAATCGAAGGCAATGAAGGTTCTATGCGAATTATTGGAATATATGGTTTAGATTTTAAAACAGACACTGGAACACAAACAGCTCTAACCATTAATACCGATGGTATTCTTAATTTAAACCGTACTCCTGTGTACGCAGACGATACAGCAGCTGGAGCGGGCGGTTTAAGTAGTGGTGATATTTACAAAACATCAACGGGAGAACTTAGAGTTAAAGTTTAATGACTGAATCACTCTCTCACTTCTTAGATACAGCACTCGGTGTTATACTTGCAGTAATCGGTTGGATGATAAAGAAGCTGTCAGATAGATTAGAGAACGACGAGAGACGACTGACTAAGATAGAGGTGGAGCTGGCAGCACAAAGCGAAAGAGATACTGCTGTTGAGAACCGTATGACGGGACTGGAAACAAGCGTCAAAGAGATTAACCAAAAACTGGATCGCATGATGGAGATGTTGATGAAACGTGGCTAAGATTTGTCCAAAGGGAATAGCGTGGGCTAAACGTACTTTCGATAAGTATCCAAGTGCGTATGCCAATATGGCTGCATCTAAGTACTGCAAGAGTCCCACATACGGTAAGAAACGCAAGAAGCTTGCAATAAAGAAGAAGTAGTATGGGTGAGTTAGCTAAGTGGAGAGCACAGAACTGGGTACGTATTAGTAGCTCAGGCAAGATAGCAGGTAAGTGTGGTACTTCTAAGAACAAAAAGAATCCTGATCGTTGTCTTCCTATGTCTAAAGCACGTTCACTGTCCACCTCTCAAAGAGCAGCTACCGCTAGAAAGAAGAAGGCAGCAGGTTCGAAGGGTAAACAATTTGTTAGTAATACGCCCGCAGCACGGGTATCATTAAAGATTAAAAAGAGGAAATAACTATGCCGTACGGAAAATACAGTCCTAAACAGAAGAAGCTTGCTGCCGTTGCTGGTGACAAGAAAAAGATTACCCAAGCTGACATCATAACGTTAAAACGTCGTAAGGGTATGGCTATTAAAAAGAAGAAGTAAGCATGAAGTGTAAATGCGGTAAATGTCGTAAAGGACTTGCAATCAAGAAGAAGAAGAAATGAGTGTATCGTTATCCATAGGCAGAGGTGAGAAAAGCCGTAAAGGTGGACTCACTGCGAAGGGAAGACGTAAATACAACCGTGCTACTGGTTCTAATCTAAAAGCTCCTCAACCCGGTGGTGGTCCTCGTAAGGAATCTTTCTGTGCTCGTTTTAGGGGAATGAAAGGTGCAATGGAAAAGAACGGTAAACCTACCCGTAAAGCTTTAGCGTTGCGTAGATGGAAGTGCTAAGATGCTTCGACGAGCAACAAAGACGGTTAATCCGTTATCAGCACAATCACGCACGTTGGCGGTAACTTCAGCGGGAGACCTTGATGTTTTAAAAACTGAATTTGAAACAGATAAACAAGTAAAGGATACCAAGATTGCTAACTTAGAGTCTGATAAAAACGATAAAGATACAAGAGTAGCTGCACTGGAAACCGACAAGAATCAGAAGGACACGAAGATGTCCACGATGGAGTCGGATATGGAAGCTTTAACAAACCGTGTATCCTCATTAGAGACTTTAGGTATCAGTGGTATTAGTAATGCCGTTAGTTGGACGAATCTTACTGAGATAAACCTAAGTGGTGAGAAGATTACCAACGGCGATTTTAGTAGCGTTACAGGCGGCGTTCCCACGAATTGGGTATTACAAAACGGAACCTTGGACGCCGATCAATTAGCGCTTGGGCGTGTTGACGGTGTAAACGGCGCTGTAGCAATACAACAGATGTTCAGTAGCCCGTTAGCTATCGGCACAAAGATTATTGTTAAGGTAGAACGCTACGATACGAACACAGGTAATGCGGGTTTCAGGCTCGTTAAAGCAGACGGTAATATACACGGTAATGTTGTGCCGATACCCCCTTCACCCGGCTTTGTTGAATATACTGTTGCTGATCACGCACTGGCAGGAATACGCTTAGATACGCTTCACGGAACGCGTTCAATATCAAGCATTTCTGTGTTTCAAGGCGCAATCTCAGGCGGTTCTGTACAAGCATATGCCGGAGGTGGTTTAGAAAAGATAAGCGGTACAAACGGATTCAATGCAGGAGCTTCTTCAGTACAAAAGATAGACGGCAACTCAGACGGATATGTACAGTTTCAATGGAGTTCTGACAGCGTCAGGGTAGGACTAAAGTACAGCGATATAGATTTTAATGTAGATTCGCCTTACTTAGAAATTGATAGCACAACCAATACTATAGGCACTAAAAGCGTGACACCCGGTGATTGGTTCAGAATACGACATTACGCATCTACCAACGAAATAAAGTATCAACGCAAAGAAACTGTTTATGGTCAGAATCCAAACTTCGTTTTTGAAACAGCTTCAGGTAGTAATTACAACTATCCCTCAGCATCAAGACCGAAAGTAATTTCATTAGATGGAACAGGGAATCTTACTATAGGTCAGTTGTATCAGGTTTCTACTGTTAGACCCGGGGATACCCAAGCACTTTATTTGAGAGACTTAAATGGCAATGGTCACGGGTATCATGGTCAATCAACTCGTGGAATAAGATTCGAGGTAGTGGAAGAAGCGGGGCAGGACTATGTAACCTTCCACACCGAACCAACTCTAACCAACGGGAGCGATCTGTATGTAGATACTTCGTTCCATAGTGTTGGTGCAAGAATTAACGATGTAACTATTGTAACATGAAGGATCACGTAGAAGGAGCTAAACTTGCTGACGGTTATACTGAACTGTGTAAGAATGCAGTTGGGTACATGAAAGCTATGGAGGAATACAACCCGGCTTTGATGAATGCTATAGGCAAGTGGTTAAAAGATAACAACATCACAGTGGATAATCGTAGTGGTAGTAATGTTAATGAATTAGCTAACGAGTTCAAAGCGTTACCGTTCCCTGAACAACAAGACGATATACCCGCAGAGAAACAACTTTAACTCTTCCCTACATTCCCATATACTCTAAAGGAGTCGGCAGTATAACGTCGGCTCCTTTTTATTTGATACGATGAAGAAGAAACACCAAGAGATACCACCACAACTACGAGACTTTAGAAACTTTCTGTGTCTTGTATGGCGACACCTTAACCTGCCTGACCCTACTCCGCTACAGTACGACATGGCTTTATACTTGCAAAATGGACCTCGTCGTTCCGTTATTCAAGCATTTCGTGGTTGTGGTAAGAGCTGGATAACCTCAGCGTTTGTTGTTCATCAGTTACTACTAGACCAAACAAAAAACATACTTGTTGTATCTGCCAGTAAGAATAGATCAGATGACTTCTCTACCTTTACGTTACGTCTAATACAGGACATACCTGCACTACAACATCTGCAACCATCAGAGAACCAACGATTCAGTAAGATAGCTTTTGATGTTAGTGGTGCTCCTGCTTCTCATGCACCCTCCGTTAAGTCGTTAGGTGTAACATCCCAGCTGACTGGTTCCCGTGCTGATATAATCGTAGCGGACGACGTAGAAGTACCGTCCAACTCACAAACACAAGGACTACGGGATAAACTGGACGAAGCTGTTAAAGAGTTTGATTCTATTATAAAGCCCCTAGAAAGCTCTAGGATTGTATTTCTTGGTACACCCCAATGCGAAGACAGTCTGTACACTAAACTGGCAGAGAGAGGCTATGAGCAGCGTGTATGGCCTGCACAGTACCCAAAGGAGGAAGAAGCTGACAACAACTACGGCAACGCCCTTGCACCCTTTATACGGGATAACATAACTCCTGAGACCACAGGTACTTCTACAGAACCCTTACGCTTCAGTGATATGGACTTAGAAGAACGTCAGCTGTCGTACGGTCGTACCGGGTTTGCGTTGCAGTTCATGTTAAACCCTAAGCTGAGTGATCGTGATCGTTACCCCCTAAAAATAAATGACCTTATCATTCACGACGTTGACGTTGATACTGCTCCTGAAAAGATCATGTGGTCAAGTGACCCTGAGAAAGCAGATAGAACACTACCCAATGTAGGACTGGCAGGAGACCGCTACAAACGTCCTAGTAGTCTTGTAGGAGAACTAATACCGTACAGTGGTTCCGTGATGTCTATTGATCCTTCTGGACGGGGTAAAGACGAAACAGCTTATGCTGTAGTCAAGATGCTTAACAGTCAGTTGTTTGTTCCGGATGCTGGTGGTATTAAAGGAGGGTACGACGAAGTAACACTAAAACGTCTGGTCTCCATCGCTAAGGCTAACAAAGTTAACAAGATCGTTATAGAGTCTAACTTTGGTGACGGTATGTTTATGGAACTGATTAAACCGTTGTTTCGTAATGAGTATCCTGTAACCATAGAAGAAGTACGTAGTAGTAAACAAAAAGAACTACGTATCGTTGATACACTTGAACCTGTACTTAATAGTCATCGTCTTATTGTTGATCCTAAAGTTATCTCTAACGACTACCAGTCTGCGTTAACGTATCCTATAGAGTCTCAAGCTAGGTATATGTTGTTCTATCAACTATCACGAATAACAAGAGAACGTGGTAGTCTGGCTCATGATGACCGTCTGGATGCGTTAGCTATTGCTGTTGCTTATTGGGTAGAACAAATGGCTGCTGATGTTAACAAGAATATGTACGATAGAAAGAACGAACTACTACAAGAAGAGTTAACAAAGTTTACTGATAGCTTCTATAAACGTAAACGTAGTGGTACTCTTCTATGGAGTTAACAAATCTCTCTTATATCTACTAGTTAACTTCTGTTATAACTGTGATGAAGTAGTTAGTTTAAATACAGTAATACTGCTATATAGATGTTATCGTTCTTATGGTTTATTTATAAACACACCTATCCTTAAATGCGTTAGAAAGAAGA